TGAAAAAGAAGAATTAATATCAACTTACAAAGAATTGGTTAAATCACAAAACGAATTTGGTAAAGAATTGACACAAAAGTATGGTGTGGGTTCTTACGATATTGATACAAATACTTTTACAACGGCTGAATAAGTATAGGTTTCCCTAATTTTTTTTGTATTTATTATATAGAAACAAAAACTATTAGGAGAATATAATGGCAGAAAGAATTGTTAGTCCGGGTGTTTTTACACGAGAAAAGGACTTATCGTTTTTACCTCAAGGGGTAGCAGAAATAGGTGCTGTCCTTATCGGACAAACTATCAAAGGGCCTGCGTTTGTACCAACGCGGGTTGAATCATTTAATGACTTCCAACAAAAGTTTGGTGGTTTAACGGAGGATTCATATCTCCCTTATACTGCTCAGGCTTATTTGCAGGATGCACCCGCAGCAACTATTGTTAGGGTATTGGGAACTGGAGGATATAATTTAGAAAAACCTGTTGTATTAATTGTTTCATCTTCTGCTGGAGAAAAAGTAGCAGCTGTTTTACATCAAACAACAACCACTGTTAATGGTAATTTAAGTGGTTCTTCTGTTACTTCGTTTACTGGAGCTGTAGCAGGTGTTGCAGCAACGGCTTCTTTAACATTTGCAGCAAATTCATTAAATGATGGTAATGAGGTAAGAATTCCCATTGGTGGAGTTACTTATAGATTTATCGCTTCAGATAGCCCGGTACCAAACGATGGTTCACCTATTTTCTTCTTCGCAACCGGTTCTGCTTTAGCAGACTCTGTTGATAGTTTAAGGGGTGAAATTAACGGCGCTAATATTGGATTAACAGCTAACAATTCATCCACAACATTACAATTAACCGCTTCTTCGGTAGGAACAACACTAAACGGAGCACAAATTTCAACAGGTTCAGGTGCTAATTCTTCTTCAGTAGCTACATTCGGTGGTGGTATTAATGCGGTTTTAGGTGGAAATACACCCAATGCGGACTCATTCTTACTAACAGTTGCAGGTGGTGGTGTAACATCTGAAGCTATTACTGCTTCAATGGATCCAACCAGTATAAATTATTTTACAAAAACATATGGATATTTACCAAAAAGTAGTAAAAACGCATATACTTACTTAAACTTTAATACATTCCAATCGGCTTCTATTGCAGTTTCAGATGACGCTATAGTTAAAACCGCATCATTTGATGATTTTGATTTCACAAACCAATATTCAGTAGCATCAACCCCATACATTAAATCACAAAAGGTCGGTGGAGTTGCTAAAGATTTATTCAAATTCCATACTTTATCACATGGTAATTCAACAAACTATGAAATTAAAGTGGGTATCAGAGATATTAAAGTAGCCGGAGATGTTCCAGGTTCTGATTATGGTTCATTTACTGTTATATTAAGAAGAATAGATACCTCCAAAATTCCTTATTCAATTTTTGGACAAGGAGTTCAAGACACCGATACTCGTCCAAATATATTAGAGCAGTTCTCAAATGTAAACTTGGACCCAAATTCACCAAATTATATTAAAAGGGTAATTGGTGATAGATATATTACTGTTGATGGAGCTGGTAAATTATCTACAAATGGTGATTATGCGAATAATTCAGTTTATATTAGAGTAGAGGTTGATTCAGATGTAGAAGCTGGGGCAATTGATTCATCATTAGTTCCTTTTGGATTTGGTGCAGTAACATCACCAATTCCATCTACAGTAGGCACTGTTCCATCACCAACCTATGTAGTATCACAATCTTTGGCAGGTTCATACAATAAAAATGTATATTTGGGTTATTCTTTTGATTTTGTTACAACTGATAACCTTAACTTTTTGAACCCACTTCCGAAAACAGATTATGAAACTGTTGGTACTGATTTTGATTTGCAGGATTGTTCATCAAATGGTAGTGTTATTAATCTTAATGCTAATGCTACAACTGCTCAATTGGATGCTAGGAAATTTATGATACCATTTCAAGGTGGATTTGATGGATTCCAACCAAATAGAATCATATCAGTTGGTAATGATATTGTAGCAGGAAACACACAGGGGTTAGATTGTTCTTCGGTAGGTGCCGCAGGAACTACTGCGTTAAGAAAAGCAATAAACGCAGTATCAAATCCCGATGAGTTTGATATGAATATGATTGTTATTCCTGGTGTAATTAATAGATTACATTCTTCAGTAACCACATACGCAAAAGACCTTTGTGAAGATAGAGGTGATACATTCTTTGTAATGGATGCCGGTGGATATACTGATAACATATCAACTGTTGTAAACTCACTTTCTTCGTTTGATTCCAATTATGTAGCAACATACCACCCTTGGGTTAAGATATTGGATACGGATAAGAATAAGCCTGTTTGGGTCCCACCATCCGTAGTTTTGCCTGGTGTTATAGCATTTAACGACCAGGTTGCAGCTGAATGGTTCGCACCCGCTGGATTAAATCGTGGTGGATTAACAAATGTAATTGAAGTTAAGACGAGATTAACACACAGCGAAAGAGATGAGTTATATGTTGGTAGGGTAAATCCAATTGCAACATTCCCAGGTCAGGGTGCAACGGTGTTTGGACAGAAAACCTTACAAGCTAAACCATCTGCTTTGGATAGAATTAATGTAAGAAGGTTGTTGATAGCAGTTAAGAAGTTTATAGCATCATCTTCAAGATACCTATTATTTGAAAACAACACTGCTGCAACCCGAAATCGTTTCTTATCTATTGTTAATCCTTATTTGGAATCAATTCAACAAAGAAATGGTTTATACGCATTCAGAGTTGTGATGGATGAATCTAACAATACACCTGATATAATTGATAGAAACGTCTTAAAAGGTGATATTTTCTTACAACCGGCGAAAACTGCTGAATTCATTGTATTAGATTTCACCGTATTACCAACTGGGGCAGCATTTCCCGAAGGATAATTTGGGATAAGGTATATTTATAGTAAATTAGGAGAAATAAATGGCACAATTACTAACACCTCAAGAAATAATGTTTACCAACTTTGAACCCAAAGTTGCTAACCGATTTATTATGTATATTGATGGAGTTCCTGCATATTTAATTAAAGCAGCAAATAGACCAGAAATACAACAAAATAGGGTAACAGTTGACCATGTCAATGTTAGGAGATATGTAAAGGGTAGGTCAGAATGGCAAGAATTAACCATTACACTTTATGACCCAGTTGTTCCATCCGGTGCTCAAGCCGTTATGGAGTGGGTTCGCCTGCATCACGAATCAGTAACAGGTAGAGATGGTTATTCAGATTTCTATAAAAAAGAGATTAAATTTAACGCATTGGGGCCGGTTGGTGATAAGGTTGAGGAATGGACATTGAAAGGGGCTTTTATTACTAGAGCCAAATTTTCAGATATGGATTATACATCAGACTCAGAATTAGCAAATGTGGAGTTGGGATTATCCTATGACTATGCCGTGCTACAATATTGATTAATTTTTCGGATTGTAAAAAATATAAATTGAAAAATGTGAACCCCCCAATTTTGGGGGGTTTTTGTTTATATTAAAAATATCCTAATTTTGTATTTATATATAAAGGAGAAAAGTTATGAGTCAAAATTTAACTGATGAATATCAGAAAAGTAACAAAGAGGTTGTAGAAAGTATTAAACATGCCTACGAAACCCAAAAACTAAAAGAACACAATTTCCCAACCGAGATTATAGAATTACCATCTCGGGGGTTAATTTACACCAAAGATAACCCACTATCATCGGGTAAGGTGGAATTAAAATATATGACTGCAAAAGAAGAAGATATTTTAACAACCCAATCTTATATTAAAGATGGTTCGGTATTGGATAAGTTATTTCAATCACTTATTGTATCAAATGGTAATGGTGAACCGATTAAGTATGTTGATTTATCGGTAGGTGATAAAAACGCAATAATGATTGCAAGTCGTATCTTAGGTTATGGTAAAGATTATGAAGTTGAGATTACCGACCCGTTTACGGGGAAAAAGCAAAAAGAGAATATTGATTTAACTCAATTTGAAAATAAAGAATATGATGGTTCGGCTCAGATGGAATTAAACAAAAACGAATTTGAATTTGAATTACCG